GTAGCTCTATTATATTTTGCTCTGCCCTTAGCTGTAAGCCCACCCTTGCGGGATTTCTCACCTCGACCTAAAGACAGACTTACACCTTTCTTGCGAGCCATTATTTTTTCTTCTTCTTCATATTTTTAGCGATAGCTGCTGCTACCTTTGGTGGCATCTTAGGGTTTTTCTTCATTAGCTTTTTAGCTCCGTTTCCCTTTTTAGCTCCTTTTCCGTAATGTCCGGGCATAATTAACTCCTATACTTTTAAGTTTGATGCGGATAGTTTTCTGATGACATCATCTCTGAACGCTTCATCAGTTTGATATTCTGGTTTATTCATGTCTCTGACAACCTCAGCCATACTTCTGTAAGTTTCAGTAGATGACTCCTTACCAGTAACTATGCGGGAATCTCGTCCCTGTGAATCTTCGTATTGTCCCATAAGTGCTTTGACTGCAAATTTAATCGCTGTTTTGTTGGCTGTGGCTAGGACATCATCATAGTTTTTAGCATCCTCTTTTGATAGGTTATTACCAGCCCATTCCATTAAGGCATCATAACCATCACTACCACCAGCTAAATTTTTAATCTCATCAACTTCTGATTCATCTAATACAGGTTGTTGTGTGCCTTCTGGGTATCCTAGTTCACCACGTAGACCTTTTAGATATGCGTCAACCATATCCCTGTTTAAACCAGCAGTGTTAAGTTTACCATACATTTCCTCAGACAAAGTACCATTGTTCTTTTCAAAGTACTCATTCATTTCAAATGGGTCTATACCATTTTCTTTAAATGTATTACCTAACTTTTCACCATATACTTCATTGGCTGTGTCGTAATTAACAGAGCCATCATCAGTATATAACTGATATTCTGTTGTAGTTTCAGAAGCCTCCTCTGTGGAGTCTGACTGTCCTAGTTTTTTCTGTAATTCAAGGTATGCTGACTCTAATTCTTCGGGACTCTTATATTTACCAGCAAGCATTTTTTCTTGCTTGGCCATAAGTTCTTCACCAATCTTCAAAGATTCAGCTTCTTTTTCTGCAATTTGTTGTGCTGCTACAGGATCATCTGAAGTGTCGTAGCGGATTGTTTCTGCCATAATTACTGTGGTTGTTGTGCGGTTGCAGCTTGAGCGATTGTCTCAGTGAGTTCTGGATTCTTAGAAGGATCCATCAAGGGAGAACCAGCCAGCTTACCAGCTTGATCTGTAAGAGACATAGCTTGTTGTGCTTGCATAGCTTGTTCTTGATCTTGATTACGCTCTTCCATACTCTTAACAAGATTAAGTATGTCAATACCCTGTGCTGCAGCAAGGCGTTTGATGGCTTCATCAGGATTTACAAATTGTTGTAACGCCTCTGGCCCCATCGTTTGTGCGATTGTTGTAATAAACTGGATAAGAGAATCTCTATCCTGTCCTCTACCAAGTGCATTTATACCTGCAACTATGGTAGGTTTTACTAAGTTTGATGGTACTGATGGTATCTTTTTTGACCTAGTAAGAGTGTGCATAGTACGGTTGAGGTAGGGTATTAGAAACTCTGTCGTTAACAAACTGAATAGTCCACCCAGCTGTCTCTCTAGTTCCATTTGTGTCATCCTTACTTCTTCCGCTGTAGTGCGTTCTGACTGACGTACATTTAAGACAAGGAAAGCCTCGGCTAACCTTTTTTCTAACATGTTTATCATTTGGTATGCTGTATTAAAGTCAGCAGTTTTACCAACTTGTACCACACCTATATCATCTGGTCTACCTTGAATGATAGCACCATTACCTGCGTTAGCTAGTGAAGCTGGTTTAGTTACTGATGAAGGAGACACAGTAAATACAACTTTAGCTGCTGCTGCACTACCTTCAACGATGGCTTGCATCAACGCCTCCAAAGATTTTAAGTCCCCAAGGAACTCTTCAACTCTAGAACGTCCGTAATCTTCTCCATCTACCGTCACAAAACGTAGTGGTAGCCAAGGAGTTTTATCCTTTGGAGCTTTACCTACGCTGTCAGGTAGTATCATGTCGTTAGCTTCTTGATGCCAACGCCATCCTCCATCATTTAGTTTTACACAGGTATACACATCTACATCTTTTGTACCTTTATAGTCACCTTTTTCATCATCATTAGGGCCATCGTCTAACTCTGGTAAACCTAATAATTTTTTACTAACTCTTTCTTTTGTTACTATCTCAACAACATTACCATTACCATCTCTTTCAACAACGTAACGATTCAATGGATAGACCTTCATACCCTCTTTTGCCATATACACAAGAGCGTTACCTGTAACGACAAGGTGTTTTAGTGCTGCAAATATTTGAACTCTGTCTGTAGAGGCAGCAATGCTCTCCATAATCATACGTTCTATTTTTGCAAAACTAAGATCTAACTCACTCTTTGCTTCTGGCGGTATCTCTACGCCTAAATTAGAATCATCTAGTTGTAATTTAAAAAAACTGGTTGACGGAGGTAGAAGTCCTAGCATAAGTTTTGAACTTAAGGTTGTGACTCCTTTGGCTCCGACTGATTGCCAAGGTGTTTGAAAGCTATTGTACAGAGCATCACCCTCATTTCTCATTAAGAGTGTAGGAATGGTTAGCTCTGCACATTCATAAGCAACATTTAAGAATTGTTCACGGTGACTTGATAACTCGTTGTATCGTTGCCGTGCGTTTTTCATTATCCTCCGTATGTACCACCGCCACCGCCAGTACTACCACCGCCAGTACTTACGCCTTGTTTGGTTGTTATACCTTTCAAGCCACCAGTTGTTGGTTTCTTAGTCTGTAGTTGAGTGGTTCCTCTTTTAGCTGCAGTCTTAGCAACTTTCTTAGCTTTAACCTTTGCCTTTTTCTTAGTCTGATCCTCTTCAATAGGAGCTGGAGTAGGAGCTGATGGCATTTCTGTAGGAGCCTGTTGAATAGGCATTGGGGGTGGTGGAGTAGTTGGGGGAGCTGGTGTTGGTGGAGGAGCTGGTGTTGATCTACCGCCTCCAAATAGGTTAGAAATTAGGCTTCCGCACATAATTATTCTCCTTTTAATTTTTCTTTTAGTATACGTATAATTGATAATTGACCAGCTCTATAAGATATTTCTTTCTCCGATAGGGTGTGGTCTGGAAACTTGTCTGGGAACTGTTCATCTAGTTCATCAACGATGACTTGGATGCGTCCCCAATCAAGCGTACTTGGGTAAATTGGTGTTTGCATGTTCAAAAAATGCGGGCATGCGGGCTCGCTTTGTGTCGGCAAGCTGTGGAGCTTTACCTTCGTACATGAGACGGTCACTTGAATCCGTCCAAAATTTTCTGCTTAGATATTTGTTAGGTGCTATGTCAGCTAGTGGTTCAAAGATCCAGTTTATTGTAGCTTTCCTAAGTTTGTCCAAAGAAGAGCTAGGGCGTAGACCCATATCAGCACATACCAAACTGTTGCAAGCGACATGAATTTGCTCATCTCTGGAAATATCAGCCGATACTGTCCTAAGAGCAGCATCGCCACAAAAGCGATTGAAAGGTAAAATAACAAAAAATACAGCACGTTCAGCTACCAAGGCTTTTAGTATAGTATGGTCAGGGTGAGCTATCCACGCATCACGTAGTAGCTTTGCCTCTTTCTCAGCTTTCTTGTCTAGTCCGTGGACATCTGCAACGTAGCCAAGAGCTAGGTCATGTCTCTCCTCATCCTTTACGTTTGATTCGAGCAGTACTCTAGCAGTATCGGGAACCTCTTTGCTAAGGGTTTCCGTAATAAAGGAACCAACAGGAAGCTCCATATGCCGTATTGCAAGAGCACGGTAGATGGCTTCTTCACTACCTTCCATGAGTTTTCCTTTCGTGGGCTTAACGGGAGTCCACTTTCTTTTCCTGTGTAATAACTTATCATAAGGGTTCATTCTTCACAACCTATGCACTTAATGGGTTCGAGTATTCCGCTCAAGTAATCGTCAACCTCAGTCTCATCCAATGCAGCAAAGGCACTAGACTTATCCTGTGTATCTCCCATAACTTGAAGCGAGTAGTATAAAGATGTTTGAGGACTATCTAACCACTCTTGGATAAACTGTTCATCATAGGTCACAACATCTGACCATGAGTTGAATGAGTATCCGTGTAGTAGTCCAGTCTTATGGAGCATTGTCATAATGCCGTCTGCTACACGCTTGTATGCGTCCCAGCCAACCTCTGAGGCGATCTCCACATCGCCATAGTCGTATGATGTTACTCCAAACGTACCGCTGTCACGGTCTACGCTTCGAGCTATAGGTGGTGCGATCTCAGGACAGGCAGTATACCCATCGAGATCTTTAGAGTTGTAGCTACATGATGCGGTAGGAGCTATTGCAAAAGCTCTCTTCATACCATGTAACCATGCAATATCACAGGCTGATAATATGCCACGCTTTATTGCAAATGCTATTTGAAGTGCATTGACTGGTAAAGAACTATCATTCTCTGATGTTTCAACACCATAGTTAACTCTGTCCAATGCCTCACCAAACTCTGCATAAGTTACTTTGTAACGTCTGAGGAGGTTGGCAAGACCGAGCACTCCAAGCCCCACTTGTTTGTCAAGTGCTGGGGTAAGGTATTCTCCAGATTCTCCAACACCTGTCCTTGCATGGAGATTACACAGCTCGGACATAGCTGTAGTGAAACCCTCTTGTATGTTGCCGATAGTACAGGCAGCGAGATTGACATGCTGTAACAGGCATGTGCCTCGTGAGGGCAAGTAAACCTCAAGACAGACGTTGGAGTAGATTCTTTCATTGTTTTGGTATTTTATTTTGTTAAGCCATATGTCTCCAGAGCGTATGCCCTCAAGTAAGGCTTCTTTATGGGGCGTATCCTTCCACATCCCCTCGGTAAGGTCAACGCATCGTTTGACCCAAGGTAATTCAGAGCGAGGAGTGGTGATATACTCAAGGATGTCGGGATGGTCAAGATCAAGATGCAAGACACATGCCCCATTTTTATAGACCCCACCCCTCCTAATAGTTTCATTGAGAGCTGAGTAAATTTTACCAAAAGATACAGGGCCACTAGCAACTAGGCCCTTGTCATTGGTGTGACCCGCAGGTCTTATTTTGGATAGGTGAACAGCAACACCTGCTCCAAAGCGTAGAGCATGTGACACAAAACGCCACGATGCTTCGATTCCATTCTTTCCTTCAATACTATCTTCTACAACAAATACTGTGCAGCTGACAGGTAAACGTCCGTCTGGATCTTTCATCCAGTTTTCGATCCTACCAGTTCTAGATATTAAAGGATGTGGAAACAAATCGTCTATCATAGTTTAGGATTCCAAAGAATAGGTTGTGAATTAGTTAAGTCGTAGTCCTCTTGACGTAAGATCTTGGCTAGACGTGCATTGAGTAAAGCGTCATCGTCTGATAACCCTCTGTCTGTGAAGGCTTTACAAACCGCCTCCCACTTGTTTTCGTTTCTATCTAATAACTCTGTAGCTCGCTTGACTCCTATTCCGGGGCAACCAGAGTACCCATCTGTGGGGTCGCCTGATAGCGTTTGGATTAGATGCCATCTGTCTCCATCTTCTACTGTAATCTCTACCACATCATCAGTCATATTCCACAACACACTAGGTATTTGTTTCATGTCCTTGTCAGGACTGACTACGATGTTTTCTGGATTGTTAAACATAGTTGCATCAATACCAATGGCATCATCAGCTTCTAGGTTTGGTCGTATACAGTATTTGTAGTTGGTTCTACAGTGATTTATTAAACGTCTATAACCAAGTGGCTTACGTTTCATTCGGTGTCCCTTGTAATCAGGATAAATTTCTTTTCGGAAATTTTTAGTGCTTGAGAAGTATAAGATAAAGTCGTCCTCCATCATAGCCTTCGTCACCTTGTTCAACTCATTCTCAAATACTCTGAGAACATCACTGAACTGTGACTGTGATATGATGACATCATTACCAAAGTCTATACCTATCTCACAAGCCTGTGATGCTTTATAAGCAAGGAAGTCAGAGTCAATTAATAACATTAGTGTACCTCGGCCCAGTTGTCACCGATCTGTGCGTCAGCTTCAATAGGCAATCGTAAGTTGTAATACTCACCAGCTAATAGTGCAGATAGTTTACATACATCAGCAATCTGTTCTGCATTTTCTGCAGGAGATCCCAACACTTGTTCATCATGTACAAAAGCGTAACGCTCATGGGTCAAGTGACCTAAGTTTTGATGTGTTAGTAGGAGCCAACGCTTTGCGATGACTGCTGCTGACCCTTGTAGTAAACAATTTAATGCTTTGTGTTCTTTGTCCACAATGATTTGGCGTTTGTCGATAGCACGTATGCTACCTCTTTCAGCAACTCTACGAGTAGCTTCAACCAAATCTTCGAGACCTTCCACAGCATCCAGATAAGCTCTCCTAATCTCTGCCCCTTTTTTCTTCGCAGCTTCTGGGGACAGCATGTTGTCATAAGAAAGGCCAAGTTTCTGGTTGCCCCCTCCATACAAGAAACAATATGTAATTGTCTTAACTTGTCTGCGAGAGATTCCAATTTTATCTGCATTGACTTGGTGAATGTCTTGTTCTAATAAGATCTTTGCATACCTACCGCCATCGTATCTGGCTAAATAATGAGCAAATAATCTTAGTTCAATCCCAGATAAGTCACTGTCAATCAGCTTCCAATTTGGATTGGTAACAAATAGTTTACGGCAATCTTCATCCGAACTCACCTGTGCAAGGTTTGGATGTGAGTGTGCCATTCGATGTGTTACTGCACCGATAAAGCAAGAGTGGTGAAGTCTGCCATCCTTGACCAACTTTAACCAAGCATTAGTTCCTTGTGATAACATTCCTAGTTTCTTTTGTATGACCAAAATTTCTAAGAATACTAATGCCTCTTCTGTTCCTATTTCTTTGAGCACTGTCTCATCAATGACTGCTTTACCAGTCGGTGTGAGTTTAGTAGGTTTCCAACCTTGAAAGGTTTTGAACCACCATGCTATGTGCTCTCGACTACTAGGGTTAAAATCCTTGAGCCTTTGCATTTCTGCACCAGCTATGTAGCCTTGTTTTTTGTTGTCTCTTCTAGGTGTGAACAGGTTTCCCGGCACATACGCACAAATATTCTCAGCCTGTTTACGCAGTGTCTCTAGCCTAGTCAAGAGTTTGTTTTCTAGTTCTTGTGCCTTACGCACATCAAACGGCCAACCAACGGTCTTTTGTTGACTCATTAGCTCTGCTATCTGATGCTCTAAGACAACGCTTTCAGCGATTTCTGAAAATGTTTCCATAGTTTAGCGAGGATAGCAACGTCTTTTTTACAGTAGTCTTGCATTTCTTGTGACCAGTCTTTCCAGTCTGTGGTCTTTCCAAAGTCGTCTTTGAAACACCGTAGCCTGTAACCGTATGCTTCGAGGCTGTGTGAACCATACAGACGAGCTGGCATCATAGCCCACTTACGTCTGAGGTCTAGCTCTAACATGTCAGGATGAAAGAATCTACTGAGTATCAATGTGTCCCATGTTTTGTTCTCGAAGAACGGGTAGTGCTTCTTGATCTCAGGGATGTCAAACATGATACCATTGTGTGATACAAGGTTGGCTGCATCATTTAAAGCACATACACCATTCACTATACTATCGGTAAGTGATTGATCGTTGTACTCCATGACCTGACCTGTATCTAAATCTTGTGTAACAATACAATGTATACAGCTGGAGTCAATACCATCTGTTTCAATGTCAAACGCAAGATTAACCAAAGTCTGTGCTTGGGTCGAAGTCGGGCGTAACTTCATTTTCTTCAAAGGTGCATGTGTCTAAGTGGTAAGTCAATTCGTTGGCGATACCAACTTCCCCAGAATGACGATTCTTGAGGACTCTAACAGTTGTAGTATCTCGTTTGCTTGGATCTTGTTGATCCCGTTCAAGGGCAATAACTGTGTCAGACAGCTGTGCAATCGCAGCAGATCCTCGCAGTTGTCCAAGAGTAATACGGGCTCCTTCCTCATGGTTCTGATCTGATTGTGTACGTCTGAGGTGCGATACTAGAAACAAAACGATACCAGTGCGTTCAACAAGTGAGCGTAACTTGGTCATCGTTACGTCTATCATACGTCTCTCATCTCCGTCCAATCCACTCAATAATATACTGAGGTGATCGAGGAATATAACACGACACTCCAATCCACAGGCAAGGTATTCGATCCTACTGTAAATTGTGTCAGGGTCATAGCTACCAAAGCCATCGAACAGAAAAAGATTCCAATTAGCAATAGTACTGTTATAGGCGTATTCGAGTTCTGCTCGTTCATATTCTCCTAAGTGATAAGATCTTCCTAACGAGGCAGACATCAAACCTAGTGCCGTCCTACGGTTAGATTCTTCAAGTGCCAAGTAACCGACCCGTTCTTTTCGGTGCAGAAGATGACTTGCAAGACTCCTACAGAATGAGGATTTTCCAGTACCAGATCCTGCAGTAATGGTGACAAGTTCTCCGTACCGTATACCGTGCAGCTTTCGCTGTAGTCCTTGAAATGGGTAGTCATGGTCAGCGGGGGGTGTGGGTGTGGTGATTAGTTCGAGTAAAGATTTGGCATCAACAATACCGTCTGGTCTGTATGTCTTGGCATCCCAGATGGCTCGTCTTATTGCCTCAGAATCGCCAGCTTGTAATGCGTCAGAAGCATCTTTGTACTTCTCAAGCCGTGCAATCTTTGCTTTACCAGCAGGTAGTAGTTCAGCACATTCTTGTGCTGCTTGTCTACCAGCTTCATCATTATCAAAGAATAAAACTACCTCTTCATAGTTCTGAAGTAAGTCTAAAACTTTTTGTAATGATTTTTTAGCAGCCTTTGCTCCATTTGGTATGGATACATGAGGCCATTTGGGTTGTGCTTCCCATCCAGAGGCTGCATCGAGCTCTCCTTCATATATAGTAAGCCTTGTACCCTTATCTGGGAATAAATTTTGCCCAAAAAGTTGAGAGTCGTTGTTGTTACCCTCCATCCAGAAGTCTTTATCCCTTGTACGGACTTTTGCTGCACAAACTTGACCATTTTTGTCAAAATAGTGCATACGGAGTGTTTCTCCGTCCTTGTGGATGCGATATTTACGGCAAGTCTCTTCAGACAAGCCTCTTTTCTTTAGTTTAACAGGATTACCTTTGAGCATTGCGGTTGTTTTTTGTTTGCCACTATCGTCATGTCCTCCATTGCTATAATGGTTGCATACAAAACAATAAGCATGTCCATCAGAATACACGGAATTACCATCTGACGAACCACACTCAGGACAGCTGGTGTGATATAGGAAGGTTGATTCATCTGAGCCAGTCAACTGGGATTGCATAATAGGCACACCAAGGAAAACCGTT